AACGGGCGCAGCTGATTCGTTAGTATACATTCTGGAGGGTCCCATGTCAACCCCTTTAGTCATAATCGTGAGAATTATTGCAAACTGTAACAATTCGTGAGTTGACACAAGAAAATCCTTGACAAGGATAGGCGAATCGCCTCCACCCCAACAATGATTCGTATGTTACAATCTGGACTCATAGGGTACTACCAACTGGACTCATCACAAGTTAACCATTTGATACGCAACAAAAAAGACAACCACCGAATAAACAATGGTTGCCAAGTTAGGGAGTCTTGTAATGATTAACTAGTGATTAGTCACGATTAACATAATAGTAAATGGAGTCATCAACCTCCTTGGTTATTATGTCGTTTGGATCAGTAGTACATGGGTGACACACTACCTCGCCGCACTCTGTGACCTCGACCAGTGAACTAGGGTTCAATTCCTTTTCGCATATGTAACAACCTCTATGCACCCGTTAATTCCTTTATATATGTGGTTATAAACTCTTTGTCGTTATACGTTGCTTGTTTATCCTGTGCCTCTTTGAGCGTTCTACAACTATGATAACAGAAAGCGACTCCGGCCCTATCTGCTATATATAATCTAAATGGCTCTCTCATTGTACCGGCTCCCTGTGCCAAGTGTCGATAGGTGAGTCCAGCTTGTTGATATAAGTAATTGACTGAGCATCCTGTTGATCTTGTCCAGCCTCATATAGACTGTAATAATCCCAACGCTTAGATGTATCACTTAATGAACGCTTGATGTAGTCTAAACAGTCCTCAGTATTCCCAGAGATGAAGGCTGTAGAACCAAACCTAGAGTCGCAATTTAAGAAAGCCTTAACAATATACAAATCAGCCATTAGCTTGACTCCCCTGTTAAATTGACGATGTAAGACTGCTCAACAGTCCTTCCAACACCCTTACCGCCTAAGTATTTGTTGATATGCTTAGACGTTGTAACGCTAAACTTTTCATCAGTTCTGAAAGCCCCTAGATTGTCCCAACCAGCAACCGGAGTTTCATAGGAAAAGAGAATAGAAAGGCCTCTAGTCTTTAACTCTGTCATATTTGAACCTATTGCTTTAACTCTCATTATAATACTCCCTCTTTAATAGCGCACCAAGAATCCCAATTATCGACCTTGGCAACCTTGAAAGACTTCCCTTGACTTTCCGCATACTCTGCGGCCTCTCTAGGGTCTAAAAATATAGCGCTCTGTATTATTTTGTTGGGTTCGCTTATGAGATGGAAGTATACTGAATAAATCATTATATTGTTCCCATGAATAAAAATGTTAGTGGTAATGCAAAGATAATAATTGCGGCGATTGCTTCAACGATTATTGAGCCTTCAAGTAATTTTAACATTGGGTTAATCCTTTATCAGTGTTTCTATAAGGTATTATTACAGTGATTCGCTAAGGGAGTCAAACGTGAGGAACAAAGTTAAAATTATTAACGATGTATCCGGCATCCTCCCAACCCTTAACGATTGGGGAAATATGACGGTTGGAGTCGTTTAACCTATAGGTCAGGTTAGTTGATTTACCCGTTTTAATTAAGATAATTGTCATTAGCATTGTGTATTTATTTTCCATGATTAAGGGTCCTTTTTATCTGCGTTTCTATTCCTAGAGTCTTACAGTGATTCGTTACTAGAGTCAAATAAGCAAGATTTTAGACTATTACACGCACAAGCAAGGGAATCACTTTTTTGGGTTGCCATGAGCAAAACTAAAATACCCCACTGAAACAGGCTAAAATCGCCTTATAATTGCTATTGACAATATTTAGTGAATCGTGGTAAAAATGGGGGATGCCGAATCAAAACTTACTTATGCTCTCAGTGCATAGGTACATCAATTTTTGCATATCTTAGTAGCTATGCGCTCAGACGGTAACAGTTATGCACTCAGATCATAGTTAATCAAGAATTAGAACGAATCGTGAATCTCTTTGTCAACTGTGCAATTTGTCACGTTGACCGAATCAGTCATAAATGTCACGTTGCAAATATGTCACGTTACAAAAATACCATAAATGTAAAAAAACTTCAGTGTTGCGAATCTGTCACGTTGCATAATTGTCACTGTCAATACCTAAAATCACAAAAACGAATCATGTCACATAAATGTCACTGTGTCATAAATGTCACGTTGCAAATATGTCACTGTCAATACACAAAATTAATAATTATTGATTGTGTTGCAAATATGTCACTGTTGCATAAAAATCACACCCCCCTCCAGTGGAAAATGACCCCCCCGATGGAAAATGACCCCCTCCAGTGGAAAATGACCGTGACCCCTCCAGTGGAAAATGATTCTACCCCTCCGGTGGAAATAATTCTTGACCCCACCGATGGAAAATGATTTAGTGATTCGTATAGAGGAGAATAACAATGTATAAAGTATTAACACATTACAAAGACAATGAGACACAGCTAGAGACTTATGAAAACTACCGCGAGGCAGTTGATTCATGTAAGGAAGAGTGTATGTACCAAGAGACTAAGTATAGTTTTGTTTATAATGAGAAGGGAACGACAGTATATGAAGGCTTGGGGTGGTTATAATGAAACTATATACTAATAATAAAGGTGACTGGGCTGGTACTCAGTCGGATGCTAGGAAGCAGTTCAAGAAGGATAGGACTACAGTAGAAGTACCTACTGATAAGCCAAACCTTATGGCCTTCCTTAACCGTAACAAGGTAGGGTCAAACCTTCAGACACCCCCCAGTGGAAATAAGACACCCCCCAGTGGAAATGATAGTGAGGATTTAAATAAGATTGCTACAAGTTGGGTAGCATGGGCGCTTGACACCCTGAACAGGGGTGATATAAGTGAGTCGAAGAAGATGTTAGAAACGGGTCTTAAGGCCCAATATGATAGGAGTAAATAATATGCATACTGATAAAACATATAATATTGAAGTTAAAGGTTATGAGGACTTTGTAGTTACCGTCTACAGATCGACTTATGATGCCATCATCCCTGAACCAAAGAAGGGACAGACGCATACTAAAAAAACACACGTTATTGCAGTTATTCCAATTAACTTTACTTATGATTGTGAACTTGAACTTTCTGATAAGCAGGTCGAAATAGCAAAACTTATTGAGGCTCTAACATCAGTGTATCAATATGATTATGAGAATGGTGAGATCAGTATAGGCTACTCTTGTGTAGCCGACCGTTACGTTAACTGTTAATTATATATATAGGAGTAAATAACATGGCACTACCTTCAGTAATGGTAAGTATGGTACTTGCAGAGAACGCTAACGAGTTTATAACTGTTAAGTTCTTAACTAAGAATGATGAAGAGCGTACCTATAACGGACGCCTAAACGTAAAGAAGTATCTTGCTGGTGGAGAGCGTGGTCGTAAGGCTGCTGACGTTCTTAAGGCTCATAACCTGATCCCGATGTTTGTCGGTAAAGACGGTGACAAACCTAAGTACAAGAGCTTCTTTCTTGATCGTGTACTGGCTATCAAAGCTGGTGGTAGACACGTATTTGCTATGGGTGCAGAGATCGAATGATGTCCCCTCTAATGTGTTTAGCAGCGGCTGTATTCTTTGAGAGTAGGAGCCAGCCGTTGCAAGGTCAGTATGCCGTTGCTAAAGTCGTAATGAACAGGGTAGAATCACATAGGTGGCCCGATAATATCTGTGATGTTGTCTTCCAACATAAGCAATTTAGCTTTACCCACGATGGAAAATCGGATAAGTATTGGATATACAATAGTAACGTAGGTGATAGGCAAGCCATTGATATTGCTGAAACAGTTGCTAGATCAGTGCTAAAAGGAGACGTAATTAACTCAACAAGTACACACTATCATGCTGCTTATGTTAAGCCATTCTGGAGGAAATTGTACCACTTGGATGGTCGCATAGGTAGCCATATATTTTACACAGCGCCGAAAGGAAAATAGGACAATGCTTACAGAAGGTTTAGAAGCTCACTTAAAAGAGCTAGGTATTTTATCAGAACAAGTGATAGAAGATTTCGATAGGGTGGCAGATACACGCCACGTTTACTTAGAGAAGGGTTACTTCAATGACCCCCGCAATGGAAATGGAGAGGTGCCGTTCTAGTGATTAGGAAAGTTAACCCTATGGCTAAAGACTTAAGACAGCCTAAATATAAGCCTATGGTTATTCCTGACAAGAAGAAGCCTGTTCCAACACGTAAGGTTAAGCATAAAGGAAAGAAGAATGATTGAAGTAGAGAGATGGGCCATAAAAAATGTATCAACTGGTAATATAATTGGAGATAAGTGGGCGAGAACCCTGTGGAAAATTAAGCCTACTAATGCAATGAACGCTATAATTTGGAAGCTCAGGCAACACCACATTAAAGACGAATTAAAGTGTGTTAGAGTTTTAGTAACGGAGATAGAAAATGATTGAAGTAACATATGTAAACCACATGGGTAATGATATGACGGTGGTCAATGCCGCAAGAGTATCATTTGCTAAAGAATCTACATGGGATGATTACAACAGTGAAACAGAACAGTATGTCTTGAAGGACAAAGACAGTAAGCTGGTACACTACTTAGCTGATCATGGTCATTACAGTCCTTTTGGACATTGCTTTGCATCCTTCCACGTTAAAGCACCAGTCTTTGTAGCTAGACAACTAGTCAAGCATAAGTTCCTACGATGGAATGAGATCAGCCGTAGGTATGTGGACAGTGAACCTGAGTTCTATGAACCTAGTGAATGGCGTGGTAGATCAGGGGATAAGAAGCAGGGCAGTGACGGTACAGTAGCCATCTACATGGATCAGGAGATGCAGTGGCATAGACAGTTGACTTCCTACACTAACCTAATAAACAATGGTGTGTGTCCAGAGCAAGCACGTATGGTACTACCACAGTCGATGATGACTGAGTGGTACTGGTCAGGTAGTCTTGATGCTTTTGCTGATATGTGTAACTTAAGATGTGCAGGAGATACACAGTACGAGACAAGGGTAGTTGCAAATAAGATCAACAATGAGATGATATTCTTGTTTCCTGAGAGTTGGTCAGCATTAGTGGGGAGTGAGTTATGAATAAACCAATAAAAGTAACAGACATTGAAGAACATGAGGATGGCAGTGCTACAATACAGGTAGAGTGTGACCCTGAGACATTCGCAGCTATCTTTGACGTAGGTTTTGTTACATTAATTAAGGCTGGACTAGATACAAATTATACAGAGAGATTGGAGAAGTAAAATGTGGGCAGTAATGTTTCAGATAGAACGGGATGAGTTAGCGTATGATACGGGTAAAGATTTATTTAGTATGTACGATAAACCACTATTGTTTAAGACAAAACAAGAGGCTGAAGAAAGGGCTAAGGTATGGAACACTGGAGTTGTAGTCCCTTACATTAGGCCAATGTCTGTTGATGAAATACAATCATCTATACAAAGGGATACCCGCAATGGAAAATGAGGATATTGTAAAGGAACCTAGTCACTATGCACGTTGGAGAATAGAACCCATAACTTATATAATGATGAATGGTTTTGAGTTCTGGCGTGGCAACCTGATCAAATACAGCAGTCGTGCAGGGTTTAAGATATATAACGATAAGACCTCAGTGGAAAGTGAGATCATAGACCTAGAGAAAGTTATTAGGTATGCAGAGATGCGTATAAACCAGCTAAATGGTAAAGCTAAACTTTAATGAGGTACAAATGAACACAGATGAAATCATAAATATGTGTGAAAAACTAGCGAATAAGTATCGTAGGCCCCATATGAGGGATGATTTAATATGTGAGGGTATATTATCTATATATGAGAGGCTTGAGGTTGAGCCAGAAGAATACCCAGCTAGTCTATACCGGAGGGCAAACAAAGCTATGTACGACTTCGTTAACCTAAAGAGTAAAGCTGTTACTATACCAAACAATGCAACTGCTGGACAAATCTCAAGAGGCATAAGCTATGATGGTCAGAACTATTCTCAAGATGGTAAGAAGAACCTATCAGATGCTATATTGTCTACTGTAGTTGGTTTCGATGAAGAATACATGACCGCAGTACAGGACTGTACAGAAAGTTATGAACGACAAGACTACATAGAAAAATCATTTAAGTTGCTAACAGAAA